AAGCCGTACGCATCCCAGGCCATCGAGGGCATCATCGACGGTTCGTACACCGGGCTGTCCGTCATCGTCGACACGGTCACGCTCGACATTGACGCCAGCGAGGAAGAGGCGCTTGCTCTCGGCGAGGGCCAGATGACGCCGAACGTCTACTCCGCCGCGCGCATCCGCCGCTTCGACATGGTCCCGACCGGTGCGTTCCAGGAGGGCTGGGCCAACCTGGGTCACGAGTTCGCCGACGAGCTGGACGCGGAAGCTCTTGCCGCATGCGCCGAGTGCGCAGAGAATGCGGAGGACGCGTGGAAGATCGTCGACCTGACGGACCTCACGGACGAGGAGCTGGCTGAGTACGAGGCGATGTCCCCGGAGGAACAGGAAGCTTTCGAGGAGTCGCGCTCTCTCATCATCGCCTCCGCGTTCGCTCCCGGAACGAAGGACGGTCCCGGCTGGATCACTCACCCGATTCCCACCGGTCGCATCCGCCGCTACTGGACGCAGGGCAAGGGCGCGGCCAAGATCGCTTGGGGCGCACCCGGCGACTTCAACCGGTGCCGCAAGCAGCTCGCGAAGTACATCGCCAACCCCGACTGGCTCGCGGGTGCATGCGCGAACATGCACAAGGAAGTTCTCGGCGTCTGGCCGAACCCCCGCGGAGGGAACCGCGGACACCACTCAGGAGGTACGGCTATGTCCACCATCACAGCAGGGGCGGTCATGACCCGTCCTGCCGACGCATTCAAGAACCCCCAGCTCTCCGGTCCCACACCGGTGACCATCGAGGGTGATCGCATCTTCGGTCACATCGCGACGTGGGGTGTGTGCCACATCGGCATCCAGGATCAGTGCGTCACCGCGCCACACTCGGCCACGAACTACGGCTACTACCGGACGGGCGTCGTCGAGACTGACGAGGGTCGCGTGCCCGTGGGGCAGATTACGATGAGCACGGGTCACGCCTCCATCAAGGCTTCCGCCAAGGATGCTGTCGCCCACTACGACAACACCGGGTCGGTCGTAGCGGACGTCGCTTCCGGGGAGGACTCCTTCGGCATCTGGTTCGCTGGAGTCCTCCGCCCGAACCTGACGGATGAGCAGGTCGCGGCACTCGCGGCAAGCGCGCTGTCGGGTGACTGGCGTCGGACGGCAAGTGGCCTGGAGCTGGTCGCGACTCTCGCGGTCAACGTCCCCGGCTTCCCGATCCCTCGCGTCTCCCTCGCGGCATCCGCTGTGGCGGACGGCGAAGAGGGCCAGCGTCTCGACGAGGTCGAGATCGACGTCGACAACCTCGATGCGGTCTTCGGACTCAGCCCCGTCACCCGTGAGTCCATCACGGCGGGACTGTTCCCCACCGCCGAGGAGATCGCAGGCATCGTCCGCACCGCTGTGGATGAGTACCGCGCATCCGAGGCATCGGAGCGCATCCGGGAGGAGCGTCTCGCGGCGATCAACCCGTTCCTCGAAAAGGCACGGGAGCACTCGCTCTCGCGCATCAACGACTTCTTCCAGGAGGCATGACACATGGCCGGTTGCAACTGCGGGAACAAGGCGGCGCTCCCCAAGACGTACGTCGTCACCAGTCCCGACAAGACGAACAAGACCTACAAGACCGAGGTCGAGGCCATCGCCGCCGCCAAGCGCGTAGGCGGTACCTACCGGGCCAACTGACCCGCACACTCGAAGCCCCCGACACGTCGCCTCTCGGCGTGTCGGGGGCTTTCCTGTTGTCGAATGTCCCGGTCACGTGCTAGAAATGTCCTCATCAGCACTCCGCCGTAGGCGTGGGTCGTGTGGAACGTAGTTCTCACCTACAGATCTTTTCCCACCCATCCGCCATACACGAGCACAGGAGTGAGCATCATGGCATTCAAGAAGCCGGAAAGCTTCGAGGGCATCTCGATTGAAGACCTTCGGAAGCTCAACGACGAAGCGCTGGCCGAGGGCCGCGCCATCGTCGCCAAGGGCACTGACCTCACGGACGACGACATCGCACTCGCTGAGTCGCTGATGTCCGCCTCCCAGGAGATCGAGGCCGAGATCACGCGCGTCGAGACGGCTGAGGCCGAGCGCGCAGATCGTCTCGCCAAGCTGAACGAGGGCTTCGCCAAGCCCGCTGACGGCGGCGACGACGAGGACAAGGACGACGCCGACAAGGGCGACGAGGGTGACGGGGACGACTCCGACGCCGAGGAGAACGAGGACAAGGCTGAGGCTGAGTCGGACAAGGAGGCGGTCATGGCCGCTGGCAAGACGGTCGGGTCCGCGGCGAAGCACGCCCCCGCACCGAAGGCTCCCGCTCAGGAAGAGGAGGAAGTCGTCCAGGCTTCCGTGAACCTCGTCGCGGCGGCTGATGTCACCGGCTACACCGCAGGCCAGGAGCTTGGCTCGATGTTCAACGTGGCGGAGGCGTTCCAGTCCCGCTCGAAGAACTTCTCGGGTTCCGGCAACAAGGGCAAGGTCGTCGAGATGGCGGCACACGACACCGAGTCGGGTCGCGTGTTCCAGCTCTCTGACGCGCACCGCCGCTACGGCGTCGCGAAGATCGAGAAGCCCGAGACGGAGTTCATGCTCCAGGAGCGCATGGACGCTCAGGACCAGTACGACGTGGTCATGGCCGCGGCCAAGGAGGCTCGCCTCCCCGGTGGCAACCTCGTCGCCGCTGGTGGCTGGTGCGCCCCGTCCGAGCAGATCTACGGCTTCTGCGAGCTGGAGACCGTGAGCGGCCTGCTCACCCTCCCGTCCGTCCAGGCACGCCGCGGTGGCATCTCGTACACCAAGGGACCGGACTACGCCGCACTCGCCGCGACCTGGGGCTTCCTCCAGACCGAGGCGCAGGCTGAGGCTGGCACCGAGAAGGTCTGCCACGAGATCGACTGCCCCCCGTGGGACGAGGTGCGTCTCGACGCCATCGGCTTCTGCGTCACGGCTCCGGTCCTGACCAACGCCGCGTTCCCCGAGCTGATCAACCGCGTCCTCCAGATCGGAACGGTCGCGCACGCTCACAAGGTCAACGCCTACATCATCGACAAGATCAGCACGATGATCGGCACGGCGATCAACTGGACCGAGGCTGGCGGCTCGACCTCCGATGTCCTCGACGCGGCGGAACTCCAGGCCGAGCGCCTGCGTTACGTCTACTCGATGGCACCGGGTGCGACCATCGAGGCCGTCTTCCCCATCTGGGCGAAGGGCGCGATCCGCGCTGACGTGGGCCGTCGCCTGAACATCGAGAACCCGCTGAACGTGACCGACCAGGCGATCAACGCATGGTTCAACGTCCGCGGCATCGCTGTCCAGTGGGTGTACGACTACCAGCCCCTCGCGACCGGCAACACCGGCACGTGGACCGCATGGCCCACCACGCTGGAGTTCATGATGTACCCGGCTGGTGCCTACACCAAGCTGGAGAAGCCGGTCATCGACCTCGACACCATCTACGACAGCGTCGGACTCTCGACGAACGTCTACACCGCGGCCTTCTTCGAGGAGGGCGTGGCAGTCGCCAACACCTGCGGTACCGGCGTCAAGGTCAGCGTGGCACTGAACACCCGCGGAGCCACCGGCTTCCCGGCTGTCGGCGCTGGCGCTGGCATCACGTTCGCCTCCGCCTGACACGAGAACCCCCAGGGTCACTAGCCCAGTGGCCCTGGGGGCAATCTCCTGAGAGGAGGTGGGCAACATGGCAGATGCAACGCACTACCTGGATGCACCGCCCCGTCGCTCTCCGCGTCGCGGTGGCATTCGTTCCGTGGCTGAGTTCCGCGCGGCACCCAACCGGTTCGGCCTCGGTGGCATCATCGAGTACACCTCGCCGGGATGCGGCATGGCCGTGGGTGACATCGAACTCTGCTACCCGACCCCCGCGGACCCGCAGGCAGAAAAGACTCGTTCCGGCATCGACACCCTCTCGGGTATCGGGCCGGTCTTCGGTATCTACGCTGGCGTCGAGTGCTACCTCGACGGCTCCGACTTCGAGAGCGATGCCCGTCTCCTGCTGGAGAACGGCGCTGACCGTGCAGTGGAGTCCGCGTTCAACGAGTGGGTTCAGAGCCACGCCCCGGAAGCGCCGCTGGCAGACCTCGTGACTGCCATCGCCGCCGCCGAGGATGCCGCTGACCGCGAGTATGTCGGCCTCCCGGTTCTCGTGATGAACCGCGGGGAAGCACAGTTCGCTTTCACCCAGCGCGCCCTTGAGGGCGACGGCACCGGCAACCTCTGGACTGGCTCGGGAACTCCGGTTCTCGCGTCGGCTGAGATCACTGCTGGCACGGTCACCGTCACTGGTGGCATCACGGTTCTGGAAGGTGCGGTCATCACCAGCCGCGCCGACCGCCTGGAACTGAACAAGGAGTTCGCCATCGCCGAGCAGGTGTTCGGCATCGTGGTCGACTGCGAGTACGCGACCCGATTCGTGGTCAGTTAGGAGACGATGATGCGCTACGACATTCTCCCCGGACGGGGAAGCGAGAACGCGAAGAAGGCACTGGCTCTGGCTGAGGAGCGGGGCTTCGCCGCCACCGATGTCCTCACGTTCCGAGACGGCTACAAGGTGCCGACCGACGCGCCGGACGAGGTCCAGGACGAGGAGTCCGAGGACAGCCAGGATGAGACCGAGGACACGAAGTCCGAGGACACGAAGCCCGCACCCAAGACCGCGCGCAAGCGCACCGCAAAGAAGGAGTAGGACATGGCAACGCACGTCACCAAGTGCCTGTCGCTCGTCAAGGGGCGTCGCATCCGTGTGACGCGTCTGGACGCGTGTGGGCGTCCCGTGTACGGAGATGACTCGCAGGTCGTCTCTCGCGGGTTCATCTCTGTCGCGTACACCGCCAACACCACGGAGTCGGACGAGATCAACGTCCCGAACGCCGCTGGCGAGGTCTGCGTCTACGAGCCGTCCGTCACGTCCCTCGTGGGCTACGGCGTTGAGGTCACCTTCTGCCAGGTGGACCCGGAGCTTCTCGCTCTGGTCACCGGACAGAACGTCGTCCTCGCCGCTGACGGAACCACGGTCGTCGGATTCGACATCGACACGAAGATCGGGCTGGAGAACTCCAACTTCGCTCTGGAGCTGTGGGCCGGTTCGCCCGCAGGAGACGCCTGCTCGACGGCTGGTGCGCAGGGAAGCTTCGGCTACATCCTGCTCCCGTTCGTCTCGGGTGGCATCCTCGGCGACTTCACGGTGGAGAACGCCGCTGTCACCTTCACGATCACGGGTGCCAACACCAAGGAGGGCAACTCCTGGGGTGTCGGTCCGTACGACGTGATGCTCGACGGTTCCGTCTCCCCCGCTCCCGCGAAGATGTCCACCCCGGTTTCGACCACGGCGGCTCTCCGCACCATGATCGTCGACCTCGCTCCCCCGGCTGACGCCTGTGGCGCACGTCCGCTCCTCGACCCGGCTCTCCCCACCCTCACGGGTGTGACGGCCACCGAGGGCGCTACCCCGCAGACCGCGGACTTCGTGGTCGCACCCGTTTCCACTGGCCCCGTGTACTACGACTTCGGCGATGGTACCTGGGACTACGTGGAGGCACCCGGCGCGACCGAGCACGAGTACGACACTGCTGGCGAGTACACCGTGCGCGCCTCGCAGAACGGTACTTGGGTGGAGACCACGGTCGTCGTCCCTTTCCCGTAAGCCCCGAGGTTGGGTTCGGGTACGGGCCGTTCGGACACGGAGCCTTCGGGCACGGCCCCGCCTGACCCACCGTCAGGCGGGGCTTTCCCGTAGCAACAAGTAGGAGCGCAAGATGCCTTTCAACGACAACCTCCCCGCGGAGAACACGAACCCCTGGTACACCCCGCTCGTCGCGGCGTGGACCAACCTCAAGACGTTCGTCAACGGCCTTGAGACCGCCATCGCCACCAAGGTCAACAGCTCGACGTACGTCGCGGGCATGGCAACGAAGGCATCGACCGAAGACCTCGACAACGTCTTCACCATCGCGAGCGCGGCGATCCCGGCGACCCAGAAGGGTGCCGCCAACGGTGTCGCCTCTCTGGGCGCGGACTCGAAGCTCCCTGCCGCACAGCTCCCGGCACTCGCCATCACTGAGTTCCTCGGAACGTCCGCCGACCAGGCCGCGATGCTGGCGAAGACGGGACAGCAGGGCGACTGGACGACGCGCCTCGACCTCGGCACGGTGTGGATCATCACCGGGTCGACCCCGACCCAGCTCTCGTCCTGGACGCAGATGACCTACCCGACCGCTCCCGTCACCACGGTGGCTGGCCGGACAGGTGCCGTCGTACTCACCAAGACCGACGTGGGGCTGAACCTCGTCGACAACACGAGTGACGCGGGGAAGCCGGTATCGACCGCCCAGGCCGCGGCTCTCGCGCTCAAGGCTCCGCTCGCCTCCCCGACCTTCACGGGCACGGTGTCGGGCGTCACCAAGGCGATGGTCGGACTGCCGAACGTGGACAACACGTCCGACGTGAACAAGCCGGTGTCCACGGCGCAGGCCGCGGCCATCTCTGCCGCCGTGCTCCACACCGTCGAGAGTGCCGATGACTCGGTCACGCTCCTCGGGTACCGGGCAACGGTCGAAGACATCCCTGCCGGATCGCCGGAAGGTTCCATCTGGTTCGTCGCAAGCGACGTGTAACCGATGGGCGTCTGGAGGCAGGAACCCCTGGGTCTGCTGAACTTGCAGACCGGGGAGTATTTCGACGCGTTCGACCTCGGGTTCACCGAGCCGACTCCGCTGAACACGGGGCCGCGGCTGGCACCGACGAACACGATCAACGCCGATGCGACGCTCAGCACCCCGCAGGTGTTCGAGCGGAATCAGGTGAACGGTCGCATCATCGTGCCCCAGAGTGCTTTCGGCCAGATCAGGATTCGGGACAACTTCGTCGACGCATCCGGTGGCACCTACACCAGCCAGAAGTCTGTCATCGAGATCCACCCGAACACGGGCGCGGAGGTGATCATCGAGAACAACAACCTCAAGGGCACTGTCGGTATGATCGGCATTTCGACCCGTCGCTTCGTCGCGTTGCGGAACCACATCCACCACGTCGAGGACGCGTTCCGCGTCTCCAACGTGAACGGCACCGGCTCCGCTCTCGCCGCACAGATCCTCGGGAACTACCTCGACGAACTGATCATGGTCACGCCCGACCCGTACAACTCGCGGACGGACAACAAGACCCACTCCGACGTGATCCAGGTCGAGGGTGGCGATGGCCTCCAGATCATCGGCAACGCCATCCGTGCGTACATCACGACGGACGGCACGAGCAACGTCAACTGGGTGCAGAACAACGACCCGTGGCTCCCGGTCGAACCGGGCACGGCGGACGCATCGCCGCACCCCCAGGCTCTCTCGGGCCTCATGCTCACCAAGGCAGGCGGACTGGCCGACATCACGAACCTCCTGGTTCGGCGCAACTGGTTCTATGGTGGTGAGGTGGGCATCAACGGTGGATCTTCCAGCAACGCGACGACGACCGGCATCATCGACGAGAACCGCTTCGACCGCACGCAGTGGCGCGCACTCCACACCATCGACCTCGACGCGACGGCGACAGGACTCCTGACACCGGCCATCGACGCCGCCGACCGGAACCGCTACATGGATGACGGCACGGGCGTGAACGTCAGGAGGAACCAGTGACCATCCGCTCGGGCGCACTCAGCCACAACACCTCGACGGCGAACAGCGGTCAGCTCAACCCCATCGACAAGCCTGCGGGCCTCGTCGACGGGGATGCTCTCATCGCGTTCATCGTCGTCCCCACGCTGGCGGGCACCAACTCGGTGGTCACCGGGCCTGGCGGATGGACGGTGCTGGATCACTTCCACGCCCCCGGCAGTGGTGCCATCGGTGTCAGCGTGGCTGTTCTCACCAAGCCCATCCCCTCCGTCTCTGCCGAGGTGGCTACGAACTACTCGTTCACCGCCACGAACATCGCGGCGGCTCGGCCCATCGGGATCATCCAGGCACTCTCGGGTCGCGACCTCACGGCGCTGGGTTCCGGCCCCAAGGCATCGCTCGCGCGCTCCACCTCCACGACGGCGACGCCGACCGGTTCGATCTCGCCGACCGGCGATGACTGGGACGTGCTCTACATGGGAGCCACCCGGTCGAACAACACGTTCACCGGCACGGACACCGAGCTGGATGACTACAACCCTGCCGCGAACACCTCCGCCGCGCTGTACGGCCTGAGTGCCCAGCCCGCGGGGACGTACTCGAAGACCGTGACGGCCAGCACTGCTTCTGGCACCGGCCTGGGACTCATCGTTGCGATCCCGAAGTACGTCGCACCCGCTGTCGTGTCGCCCATCAAGCGCATCGTCGGCGGAGTACCTGTGGAAGTGGATATGTACCGCATCACGGGTGGGGTGCCGGTGAAGCTGGTGCCGGTATCCTTCGATTGACGAAAGGACACTGACATGGCGATGTGCTACCCGGACTCGACGGACTGGACGTGCGTCGGGACTCCTGAGGAGATCGCCGCGCTCGACCCCGTGAAGGTCGCCCGCGCGGAAGCTCTCGCATGGGGGTCCATCGCGCGCCTGAGCGGGTTCCGCGTGTCCACGTGCCCTGTTGTTCTTCGCCCGTGCCGCGCGCGTTGCGCACCCGAGTCGAGCGTGACCGCGCCCGTGGAGGCGTGGGGTGGCCCGTACATCTCGGGTGGCCGCTGGTACAACGCGTGCGGGTGTCGGCGCGACGAGTGCGGATGCGGCATCATCCGCGAGCTGGTGCTCCCTGACACCGAGGTGTCCGGTCCCATCGTCGTCACCATCGACGGCGCAGTGCTCGACCCCACGTCGTACCGGATCGACAACGGCAACCGTCTCGTGCGGATGGATGGACAGGACTGGCCCATGTGCCAGGACATGAACCTCCCCGATGGCGAGGATGGCACGTTCTCGATCTCGTACTACGTCGGCGTCGGTCCCGACGATCTGCTCAACTACGCCGCGGGTCTGCTCGCGGGCGAGTGGTACAAGGCGTGCGACGGACGCGACTGCAAGATCCCTGACACGGCGACCCGTGTGGTTCGCCAGGGCATCTCGTTCGAGATCCCGTCGTTCGACAGCGGCACGTCCGGCATGCGCGAGGTGGACAACATCATCGCCATGTATAACCCGTTCCACCTCAAGGTGCCGTCCCGCGTCGTGAGCGTGGACTCGATCCGCGGGCGGAAGCGGACTGCCTGATGCCTCCGTTCATCGAAGACGACATCGCGTGGCCGACGATGGTCAGCCTCGCGGGGTGCCTGTGCACGACGCTGGAGAAGCACGGTCTTCCCGCTACGTGCCAGTGCACTGTCGTGCCCGGTCCCACCGCCATCATGGAGCGGTGCGGTGCGTGCTCGACCTCCGACTGTGGCGGGCAGGGCTGGGTCCGGTTCGTCAACGAGTTCCCGTCGACGCGGTTCCCCCAGCCCGACACTCAGGGTGCCAACTGCAACTCCCCGATGGCGTACGTGCTGGAGGTGGGTGTCGCGCGGTGCATGCCTGTCGGCAAGGCGAACGGCATCTCTGGCTACGTCCCGCCGACCACGGAAGCCCTCGTCACTGCGACGCGCCTCCAGATGGCGGACAAGCGGGCGATCCGCGCCGCGATTCAGTGCTGCCTCGACGACGGGGATCTGACCTACACGCTCGGCCAGTACCAGACCCTTCCCGTGGGCGGGGACTGCGGTGGCGGCATGTGGACGGTCACCATCTGGAGCGTCTGATGGTCACCCGCGTCACCATCTACGACAGCGGAATCGACTTGGTCTTTGCCCCCGGCCAGGACGTGTGGCGCTTCATGGTCGCTCTCGGGTCAGAGCACTTGAACGCGGCGGTGGCATTCGCTCCCGCTCGGTCCGGTCACCTCAAGGCCGCGCACTACCCGGTGCCGATCATGACCCCGCATCGCCGGGGGTGGCGGTACACGATCCGCAACGACGCCGAGTACAGCGAGTACGTGCACCGCGGCACGGTGGGACCGATCATGGCGAACGGCGGCTACCTCTGGGTTCCGACCTACCGCGGGTCTGGCTGGCCTCGCCATCTCGCGCGCTCGGTGGCTGGACAGACCGCAAACCCGTGGATCGACAAGGCGTGGGACTTCGTCAACCCGTTCTGAGCATCACTGCTGTACTCTTTCCGTAAGACAGAAAGGTCGCTTTCATGGCTACAGCACCCCAGGGGTTCCAGAGACGCGTGAAGGAACGCGTCCTCAAGACCCGTCCGCAGGTATCGTTCTTCCTCCAGACGACGGACGAAGACGAAGAGGGGAACGAGATCGTTCTCCGACGAGATGACTTCGTCGCCACGATGCCCAGCGAGGAACAGCTCATGCTCGTCTTCGCCTCGGGTGGTCGCGAGGACGCATCCATCGGCGATGAGATTTCCGCCATCCTCCAGTTCTTCAAGGACGTTCTGCCCCCGGCGCAGTACAAGATCCTGGTGTCCCGCCTCCGTGACCCCGATGACCCCGACGTGGACGTTGAGACTCTCGGCGAAGTGTTCTCCTGGCTCCTGGAGCAGTGGCAGGATTTCCCTACCAAGTCGCCCTCCGTCTCTTCGGGTACGCAGGGCACTTCTGGCGCGAGATCGACGGGTCGTGCGCGCGGCAAGGGTTCGACCCACTAGAACTCGGCCTCTCGCGTTTCCTCAACATGGTCTACGCGTGGTGTCTGGATCGGATGTCGGGTGCAACGCCCGAACAGTTCGAGACATGGCACGAAGAGCTGTTCTCACCGCCTGATGGGATCGACCCGGATCAGGTGACACAGCAGGTGGTGGACGAGGAGATGTCGCTTTTCCACCAGTTCACACGGCAGACTGGTGTTGGAGGTTCCTAGTGGCAGTGACAGTCGGGTCCGTCGAGTTCGACGTTGACGCAGATGGCAGTGGTTTCGAGCGCCAGCTTCGGCGTATCGCCAAGACCGCTGGTGCCTCCAGCGGCAAGCAGTTCAACAAGTCGTTCTCGAACGAACTCTCCGATCTGGGTCAGACCCAGCTCGTACGTCTGCGCGAGCGCATGGTCAAGGAGGGGACCAAGTCTGGTCGCCTCCTTGGCCGCACCGTGCGCCAGGCGATGAACTCGGAGATCAAGGGTCGACTCAACGGGATCACGAACGAGATCGCCAAGGTGTTCACGTTCGACAACGGCGCGTTCGAGAAGTTCCGCAAGGGCTTCTCGTCGGTCGGCGAGGCCGTGGACGCGATGGCGGACAACCTCCGCATCGCCCACGAAGAGGGCCGCATCTCGGTGCGCGAGTTCGACGCCCTGAACGACAAGCTCGCTGAGTACGGCGAGACTTCCCGTCGCATCGAGGTCGTGGAGAAGTCCCGCGTCGAGACGGCAGGGCGCTTGCGTAGCGAGATGTCCCGGCTCAGCGTCATCATGGGGAGCAACTCCGCGTTCGGGCGCTACGTCGAGGGTGCGGGCAACGCCTCGCGCGCCACGGACGAACTCCGCGAGAAGATCGCTTCCATCGAGAACGCCAGCGGTGATTCCGACTGGGCGTTCCGCATGCGCTCCCGCCTGCTCGACCTCTCGGATGGGTTCGACAAGCTCAACGGGACCATCGACACGAACTCCAAGAAGGTCGGCAAGCTCTCTGACGTCTGGAAGAACCTCGGGCACAACACGAAGCAGTGGACGCTCATCATCGGTGCCGTCCTCGCTGGCATGCAGCAGATCGCTGTGCTTGGCTCCGCCGCAGGTGCGGGCATCCTGGTCCTGGGTGGCGCGCTCTCGGGTGCCATCGTCGGACTCGGCTCGTTCATCGCGGCATTCATGGTGCTCGGCGGTGATGCCGAGAAGGTGCCGGACTCGATCAAGGAGGCCGCGGCGGCGTTCCGCGACTTGAAGTCCCCGCTCAAGGATCTCCAGAACTACCTGGCCGAGCGCGCGTTCCGCGGGACTGAGCGTGCGTTCCGCTCCCTCGGCGACACCATCCGTCGACTCACCCCGGCGTTCGGCCCCATCGGTGACGCGATCAACCGCATCGTCACGGGCTTCGCGGACTGGGCGGCATCCGAGAAGGGTGTCGCTCTCGTCAGTGGACTGATCGAGAAGTCCGCCCCCATCTTCGAGCGCCTCATGGGCGTCGTCGGCACGCTCGGCGAAGCGCTCCTCATCGCGTTCAACAACCCCGCCTTCCAGACCGCCATCGGCGACTTCCTCACCACGATGGAAGGCATCTTCGACACGTTCAACGAGTTCACCCAGTCCGACGAGTTCGGCGTCTGGATCGAAGAGACCTCGTCGGTGCTCGGCAAGTTCGGCGACCTCATCGGTGCCGTGGCTGACATGATCGACGGACTCGTGACGCCTGAGGCATACGAGCGCACACGGAAGTTCCTCGACAACCTCACCAACTTCATGCCGCACCTGGAGGATCTGCTCGACATCCTCGGACGGCTCGACATCTTCGGCATCCTCGCCGAAGCGCTCCGGGAGTTCGGCGACGCGATGAAGCCGCTGGCCGGTCCGCTCAAGGATCTGGCGGATGGCCTCGCGCGCATCGTAGGCATCGCTATTGACGAGTGGGGCGACCAGCTCAAGCCCATCGCGGAAGCGCTCGCACCGTTCGTGCAGGGCCTCGCCGACCTGATCAACAAAGTTCCCGAGGAGGATGTCCGCGCCATCGCTCGCGCTCTCGGCATCCTCGCTGGTGGACTCCTGCTCTTCAAGGCCGTCAAGTGGGCTGGCATGATCACCGGACTGAGTGGGTTCTTCGGCTCTCTCGCCGCGGGTAACGGTGTCGTCAAGAAGTTCGACCTCACGAAGCTCAAGAACATCGCGAAGGGCCTCGGTGGGTTCGCGCTCATCGGTGCCGCCGAGCTGATCCCGAAGTCGTTCTGGGAGCAGTTCGACATCGAAAGCAACCTGCCGTCGAACGTCCTCACGGGTGCCGGGTTCGGCCTCATGTTCGGCGCGTGGGGATTCGTGATCGGTGCGGGCATCGGTGTCGTCGTGAGTCTCTTCCAGGACTTCGAGGGCACGATGAACGACATCGGGTTCCAGCTCCAGTCGATCTTCACGGGTGGCCCGATGGGTGCCGTGGGTGGACTCATCGCGCAGTTCTTCGCGGGCCTCGTTCCCCCGGAGTGGCAGGGTAGCGACAACCCCCTGCTTCGCTTCCTCGCGGATGCCGCGTTCGTCGTCACCAACACGGGCACGGCGATCAAGCTCGTCACCGCTGAGATCGGTGCCTTCTTCGACGACATGAACACGAACCTCATCAACGCGGGGTCGACGTTCGTCGGCGAGTGGTCGCGCATCTGGGCCGAGATGAACACCCCCGCGTACTGGGAGACCATCGGCACCGCGGTCGAGGCGTGGATCACCGGCATGGGCGGCTTCATCCGCACGCAGATCGGGCAGGTCGGCGAGAACTGGTCGAGCTTCTGGCAGAGGACGGGTGACCGCGCCGCCGCCGCAGGCCGTCAGATCGAGGCCACGGTGTCCGCGTGGGTGGCGAACGTGCGCGGGAACATCTCCCGCCTGGCGAACGACGTCGTCGCGAACTTCACGAACTTCTGGAACCGTGCACAGGACACCACTCGGGGCAAGACCAACGAGATCATCTACACGGTGAGCGCGATGATCGCCTCGGTGCGCGGCAACATCGCTGGTGGCCTGAACAACGCGGCGGGTGCATGGAATGGCTTCTGGGCCTCCATCCCCAACGCCGTCAGTGCCGCTGTCGGTCGCGTGCAGGCCATCGTCGGTGGCCTTGTGTCCGCCGTCCAGCGTGCGCTCAGTAGCATCGGCGGGCTGAGCCGCGCCGCGGGTAGCGTGATGGGTGGCGGTGGCGTCGGTGGCAACACGGGCGGTAGCTTCGCATCCGGTGGAATCCTCAGTGGTCCCCGTCGCATCCTCGCGGGTGAGGCTGGCCCTGAGGCCATCGTGCCGCTCAACCGGAACTTGTCCCAGGTGCACCCGTCCGTCAGGGAACTGTCGGCATTCGCGCAGGGCCGCATGCCCGCGATGGCAAACGGTGGGGTCGTAGGCGGAAGTCGCACCGAGATCACGGTGATGCCGGGTGCTATCGTGATCAACGGCGCAGATGACGCTGAGGCTGTGGCACTCGCC